CCAACTCAGTACGGATAACGAGATCATCATCACCAGCAATAGCACCTTCAAGTTTATCCTTGAGCCAGTTCGTGGCATCGATTCCCAACGCTTTTTCTTCAAGATCTCTTGTCCTCTTTTCTGGTGTGTCAACTCCTGCGACTCTAACTCTTTCTTTTTTGTATAAATCAAATCCTAAATCTATTGTTACGTCTATTGTATCTCCATCAACTACTCTGTTGATCTCGATCACTCGGAAGTTGTAACAACTCTTCCGACTCGGTGGAACCATCGCTCCCATACTCGAACTCCGTAAGTGTATTATTTAGCATATCCTCCACTGGAGTTCTATCTTCTTTTGATTTCCAGTCTCTAATTTTTTGTATTAAATCACCTGCGTTAAAATGTGCTTCTGCTTTAGGTGCAAAATATCCAGCACTTATTATAGCAATAACCACTGTTCCCAATAAGGAAACAGCGGCTACAACCTTTTCGTTTGCACGAACACGTTCAGTTAATTCTTTTTGTTTTTCTACCAATGCGTCTACTTTAGTATGCAGCACAGCTATGTGTGCATCAATCTTTAGATCCGTTAATGTCTTGTCGCTCATCGTTCATTTCAAGATATGCCATACGTAGTATATAGTATATTACGTATGAGGTTCCTCCTAAGAGGATTGACACCATTATATTAACACTATGTACTATCATGAGTCAAAAGTTATCATACGTATGCTTGTGCTGCCAGCCATGTTGCTAATGATAAAGAAGTTCCCATCACTGTGAGTCTACTCATCCACCACATTATCTCATGCTTATGTTTTGTTATTGTTGACATTCTATATCTCCTTCATAGCATAGTCAATAAAATGAGGATGATCCTTTAATGCAGGAACATCCTCTTTACTATGTTGTATTGCCTCATATGCATCCATCGCATATTCACAAATTTCATAATGTTTATGTTGTAAGTCGTGATAACCTACAGTGTAATGTCTTTGTTGAGTCAGGGGCATGATTCTTTCAATCCCATACTGCAAATATTTATAGCACGGATTGAGTAATTGTGCCTATTTTAGTGTGGACTTCCTAACCTAGTGTGGACTTACTAACCTTCTCTAGATTTATGATACCTTACCACCATAACTGCTTGCTTCTGTTGAGTTAGGGTGATCTTTTAACCATTGAACATAACTAAATCCAGACCCTTCTGGATAGATATATTTTCCATTCTCATCAAAGTTAGGTAGTTTAGATCTTGACTCTGCTGATGGGTACTTAGGGTAAGGTCTTATCCCTGCTCTCATCTCATTACCTATTCTCCTTCTTCTCTGATTACCAGTCTCATGGTCTTCAGGCATAGTAGGCCAAGAAGTTCCTAAGATCCTTTTAATATCCTCTTTGCTGTAACCTTTCATCTAAAACCTCGTTGATAAGATCTTTTAGTTCCTGTCTTAATTTAGGTTCAATCATTGGAATCTCTCTCACTTTCATTGGGCCGTGTGGTTGTATCTTCCAATTTTTATTATCAGAAGGAAGACTCATACCTTGTGTATCTATTTTACTCATTGGAAAGCGTATTGGTTATCATTTATAAAATCTAGGTAAGCATACCAATCTAATTGGTCACACTCATGTTTGTTTATAGCATCATACATTAGATCAATAGTATTATGATGAGGAAATATAGGATGCTTACAGGTATATTCGGGTACAACAAAGGCCATTAGTAATGATCCTCCAACCCCTCAACTGGTTCAGGTTTCCAGTCCTCACCATAATATTTCTCTAACATATTGAGATGTGGGGCACGAGCAATTTGTTCTTCTGTTAGTGGATTAGACTTAGGTGGTTCAGGTGGAAACATTTCCATCTGTATTTCAGGTATAGAAAAAGTGTCACCACTCTTTCTGTGATGACACCAATAGTACGTGCCGTTTTTCTTTCTATATAGGTGATCCGCTTCATGAGAATTTAGTAGAAGCATCTGCACTATCTTATCATCTTTTTCAATCACGTTGCCTCCAATCATCAGATCTTTCTTCATGAAACCAATCTACTATATCTTCAGGATCACTGAATCCTCTCTTCTCGTTTTGTGGATCCCCCAAATTCAATTGATTAGAGAAGGTATCTGTAGGATCAATTGATATTCTTTGTGCCGTTTTTAACATTCCTCTAGCAGAAGTATTGGCCTTTGCTAATTTATTGGCCCATATCATATCTTCTAAACTAACTTCCTGACCACTAGCGATGCTTTTGCATATCGCCTCTAGTTTTAAACGATACTGATTAGATAACATAAAGTTATTATTAATATAAGTATCTCTATTTAATCTTTTTTTATTTGACCTTGCAAGTTGTTAGGAGTTCTTAATATCTTGAATACTTTCTGATCCACCAACAGAAAAAGGATTATATTTATCAGTTGCTATACGGTACATTTTTTCATGCATAGAAATATTATCGGCAATCTCTTCTTCGGGCCTTGGAGGTTCTTCGTTAGTAATAGATGTTGGTACTTCCATTAGTTCTGCTGGTGGGTGTTTTTGGTTTTTAAAAATAGGAGAATCAATAATTAATTTTGGCATTTGGAACCAACTCTTAGAAAATTTCATAAGAGTATGGCACCAATCACAAATCCTTTTGCGAAAGAAAGGCAAAGCATTTGATAATTAGATAATTTGAATTTTCCTTGAAATTTGTATGCGAGATTTTTATCCCATTCCTTGACAGTATGGAATGTTTTTTTAATGTCTAGATTCCACATCATCTTCTCCTCCATTTGGATTTCCCAAAGACAAATAATTAAGTTGAGTTTTAAGGAATTTAATTTCCTGTTTTAACTCTTTCTTTTCTATTTTTAGTTGCTCGATTTCTTGCTCGTAAACAATAATCATTTGCTCTAATCGTAGGACATCATTTTCTAAATCCCAACGTGGTTTGGGATATGGGTTGTTCATGTTTATATTGGCTCCCTTGCACAAAAAGGAGCACAGAATTATTTAATCACTTTATATTTTCTTCATCTTCACATTCCTTTGCAAGATCTTCAGCCATCTGACCACCAATCTCTGCACCCTGTTCCATACCCATCATAGTTGCTGCACCTGCCATGACCCATCCAACTATAGGAACTGAAGCAATTCCAGTGCTAGTAACAGCAGCAGTGCCAAGACTACCACCCACTAATCTACCTGTCTGCTCACCACCACCTTTCTTTTTAATACATGCAATTGATTTAGAACTCAATTGACCACCTACACTTTGTGCGGGTGAAACATAGTACTGCTCATGAACTGATGCTTTCTTTTTACTCAGTCCTAAAAATCCACCAGGCCTATCTACTTGTTCACTTTTTACTAATACTTTAGGATCATGAGCTCTATAATTTATAGAATATCCATCCTGATTTGCAACCACAGTATATGCAGTGTATTCTCCAATAGGAAGATTTAATTTAGGGAACTTTGTCTTATTTGCCAAAGTTCCTATCATACCAATATGGGATATGCCAAGTAAAGTTCCTAGACTTATCCCTAACCATTTTTTCATGATTTATAATTTGTAAGTGTCGTCAGTGTCGTTAGATTTTTTAGGTTGTGGTGGTGCTGCAGTTAAATTAAGTGGTGCCTGTTCAATTCTTATTGTTTGTGCAGGTGCAGTTTGAGTTGCTTTCTCAATTAACTTTTCCATATCTGCTTTAGATACTTGTCCAGAACCATTACCATTCATTTTCATAGTGCCATCACCCTTTTTGCTGGCAGTTTGAATTCCAAAGCTGGCCAAAACTCCTGTAAAAACCGAAGCTATAAATGTCGGATCTATTTTCTGTTGAGGAACACCAGGTATGGCCACGTAATTTAAAGTCAGAATTCCTCCACTCCAGACCAACACACCCAGCCGTACAAATGTACTCACGATGGCCGCTTGTTCTTCGTGATCTGGTAAAATGTTATCCTTTATTTTACCAAAAACTCCTTTCTTATCTTCCTTCTTTTCTTTCTTTACATCGCTGCGAACTTCAGCCATAAAAAAATAAGGTAACTACAACTATATAGTCACCTTGAAGTTTTTTAGAAAGATGGAAGTCCAAGTCCAGCGTTTGATGGTGATTCAGCAGATGCTGGTGCATCAGGACTTGGGAGAGGAACTCCAATGTCAGGAGTAAGAGATCCGCCTAGACCTCCTGTAATTGATTCGAGTGCTTTTTCTTTAACATTCTCTAGGATTGCATCCCTTTGTACATAAACAAAAGCACCAGTGCCAACAACGGCAACAGATACAGCAGCAGACGCAACAGCAAGTACATTAACTATTTTTTGCATTGTTTAAAAATACTATTTAACATTACTATAGTATGCTTTATAGTATTTGGCAAGGCCCGAAGTAGTATATTGCTTCTCACACCACTCATGAGCACATTCATAGATAGATGTTGATGGATGTGATGAACCAAAGTTTGCCATCAAT